ATTATTATTTATAGTTTTTCTATTAATCTTTTTTGCCACTAAAGAATCTATTTGTTGGTCTGGTGGATTGTTTAAATGCATTACCAGATGCAGGTCTTTGACCATTACCCCATTTATCATTAGGACTTTTAAATCTTCCAGACTCAATATTATATATTTTTTCTTGTGTCTTTTTAATAAATGCTTGTTTTGGGTAAATCTTCAGTGAATCTTTTGAAATTTGTTTTGAAGATTTATACTTGCCTGCTGCTTTCTGAGCAAGACTCATCGCACCTTCTTGCTCAGGTCTATTTCTCGCCCAAGTATTACTACTCTTAGGAACAGCACCTTTGTTGAATCCTTCAACATTCCTAAAATTTGATAGAGTGCCCTGAGGTGCACTCCTATATCCCATAGCACCACCCCAAGCGCTAGTGCTTCCACCACCACCACCCATCATATTTCCAATACCAAATGGGTCGAACGTTGTACCCCTAGTTCTTATTGCCATTACAGTTCCAGTATAATCTTTAGCATCACCAGATGCTGGTAGTCTTCCATTTTCAGCAAACCAATTTGAAAGGTCTTTTGCCGTTAAACTACCAATAACATTTGAATTTGAATATTCGGTAGCATTACCAGATGAAGGATTTTTACCATCTTTCCATTTTTGGTAATCGTCATTTGTTTTTTGTTTCCATTGCTCTTTTCCATACATCCAATTTTCATTCAGTTGTTCCTTTCTTTGCTTCCACTGACTTTCATTTTTCAACTTCTCCATATTCCAAGGAACATTTTGACCCCTATTTGAATAACCTTTAATAGCATCACCAGATGCAGGTAACTGACCATTCTTTTTAGTCATGTCTCCTTCAGTTTGTACTCGGGTACTTATAGGAACAGTAGTTTCTAAAGTTTGATTCATCATTTTAGTTGTAATGCCTTTAGTATATTCAGTAGCATCACCAGATGCTGGCAACTGACCATCTTCACCCCACACAGCCATATTATCTCTTAATGTGTTTGGTGGGTAAATATCTCTGTTTGTTTCTGTAATACTATCAAGGTTTCGTTCCTTCCAGGATGGCATTGCTTTCATAAAGTTCTTACTATAATTTGATTTCTTATACTCAGTCGCATTACCAGATGCAGGTAACTGGCCATCATCCCAAACTGCTAAGTTGTCTTCAAGAGCATTTGGTTGGAAGAAATCTCTATTACTATCTGTTACTCTATCAAGGTTTCGTTTCTTCCAACTAGGTAATGCTTTCATAAAGTTTTTCTTATAAGCATTTTTCTTATAGTCAATCCCACCAGCATCACCACTAGGTGCTATTCTTTTCCCTTCACCACCATCACCTCTTACTTGAGCAATTTTAAGTTTTCTCTTATCACCACCACCAGTTACAGCATCCCAACCATCACTAATAAGATCTCCAGCACCACCTAAAAGGTTCCCTATATTATCTAATGAAAATAAACCTGGCGCAGCATGTGCTGCAACACCCAAATTATTATCACCAAAGATATGACCAAATCCAGGGATATTCAATGCTCCTGATAATTTACCTTTACTCCAATTAATTGAACCACTAATTCCAACACCAGGCTGATTGCTGTTATCAACTTGTACAAACTTATAATTTCTATATGCAAATGTTACTGATAGTTTAGCAGGTTCATCAGTTCCCCATGCCATTGCAATATCACCAATCATAATTGGATATGCTTCTCTTAAGGTATGAATAGTCCTCAACCCACCATTAGAACCATATTGTCTGATATCAACACTTCCAGAATAGTTATCAAAATATTCAACATTAAATTTACTTCTGCCGAAAGTTCTCCAATTGTTTGAACCAGTATCAATCATTTTGCTTTGCCAAGTCTCAAAATAATCCTTTTCTCTCAAGTCTTCACTCAATAAAAATGTTATAGTAACATCACCATATATTTGACCATAAGGAACTTTATTAATCGGACCATAGTTCGTAAACTTATGTTCCGTTGTCATTACTGTTCTTCCTGGGAGATTTGCACTATCAGCACGATATAACAATTCCCTAGAATTGCTATTAATCCAATCAGGCAAATGTACTTCGAAATGACTTGAAGAAGCAACTCCAGATTTATTAATAGATGATACTATGTTTTGTACGTTAAACCCCTGATTGGATTCTTTCGGTTTTTCTTCTTTTTTAAAAAAACTTTTAATATTCTCGTGTATCATTAGATTGCTTTCCTACTATCTGCGTAAACTTTCTGAGTTGTAGCATATTTAAATCTACTTGTAGGTAACATAAGTGCTATGTCCCACTCAGGTGCTTCTATTTCCATAAATCTAGATCTAACATGATTAACTAAGTAATGTTTAAAGGTTGGTTTGAACCACTTAAACCTACTTGCTCCGCTCAAAATACTATATGACAATTTTAATTTGGTTTTGTCATCATACTGTTTACTGGTTGATAAATTATATAATGCATCCATTAATTTTGCTCTTAACTTCGGTGGCAAATAGTGAAGGTTAATTCCGTAGAACCCACCTTCTGCCTCACCGACCATAAAGATTAAAGGAAACGTATCATAATAAGGTAATGTCTTTTTACCTTTTGGGTCATATATAAAATGATACATATGTCCAACCTCAACTGTGTCTTTCTTTTTTCTTGCTTCTTTAAGTAACTCTTCAGGTTTTAATCTAGTTCTGCCGATCTTTGAGGACTTCTCTCTGAACCATGCTCTTGCTGCATCAGTTTTGGCAGGAGCATGTCCTTGCCTAATTCCTTTTAATAATAGATCGTCGAATATAGTTGCCATATACTATTTATAACGTTTACCAAACAATTCTTTCTCTGTTATTATCTGGAACTCCCATCCTTTCTTATTACAGTGTTTAATTGCTGACTTCCATTTTGCTTGATTGACACCCCATGTCTTAACTTCGTTTAAATACCTCTTAGTAATTCTTTTTTTCTTTTCTGGTGGTTTCGATTGAGCAGCAGGTTTGACTTCAATCATTATCGTTTTACCTTTAGCAGTCTTGATAATAAAGTCTGGAAAGTATCTGTGCTTCTTGCCATCTATCGGTGACACATAAGGTATAATCATCTCCTCACTTGCCCACCAGATGATATCTGGGTTCTTATCAAAGTATGACATACAACTTAACTCCCAAGAACTTCTGTAGATTATACCCGTTGGGTCACCTTTATATTTCTTTGGGAATTTGGGTTTAAACTTACCTTGATAAAATTTCATCCACTTGCTGTTATAAATATATTGTATAATTATCTATTTAGGTCAATTCTAATGGGATTCAATCTTAAAAGTTTAAAATCGCAGGCAATAAATCAATTAAAAGGGGGTATTCTCGGAAAGGTTAATGATAACATTCCAGGAAATATTGGGTATGGTAAAGATGGGTTTTCTTATTCTGGCAACTTCAGACAATTAATTGACAAAAGACAAAGGAGATGGAGGTCATCAGGACCACTTGGTGCTTTATATCAATCAAATGGTGGCAAATATAATGCACCATTACAATTTCCTTTGGATTTAGATGATGAACATTATATGACGTTTCACGTAATGGATCGTAGACGACCGAGTAAAGAAACAGTCGAAAAGGAAAGTTCTATTATCAGTATCACATTGCCAATTCCATCAAATTTAACCAATAACCATGGTGTGAGTTATAATAATGATAACCTTAACGTTTTAGGAAAGGTTGCTGCTGGTAAGATATCCATGGATGAATTGGGTAAAGGTTATACTGATGTTCAAGCAAAAATATTAGAAAGAGCAAAAGGATTCTTGAAAACAGGAAATCAAACTGATGAAACAGAATTAACCAAAGCACAAGGAATATCTATTGTTTCTACTGTTGCTGTTACTGCAGCACTTTCAAAAATTCCTAGTCTTGGTGGTGCACTTGCTGGTCTTGGTGGACTTGGTGGTGCATCTCAAATCATAAGCGGTATTGGTTTAGCAGAGGGTGTTGCTATTAACCCACATACTGCTGTTCTTTTTGATAATGTAAACTTTAGGGAATTTGGGTTCTCGTATAAATTCATTGCAAGAAATGAACAAGAGTCTGAAGCAATTAAAGGTATTATTAACACGTTTGAAAAGGCAATGCATCCATCAGTTGGTTTTGGTGGTGGTGTGTTTTTCGAATACCCAGAAGAATTTGATATTGAATTCTCGAGTAAAATTAAACGACATCTATTTAATGTAAACAGGTCAGTATTAAAGAGTATTAATGTCAATTATAATGGTGAGAATATTCCTATCTTTTTCGAAGAAACTGGAGCTCCAGTATCAATTGAAGTTTCATTGCAATTCCAAGAAACTAAAATTCTCACTAAAGAAGATTTTGGTGGAAAGGATTGGAGTGGGCAGATTGATGATTATGAATATGACAATTTCACAGATTTTTCAGGAAATGTAATAAAATAGATTATGTCAAATTATTTCTCATACTTCCCAACTACTAACCACGATTTAACCAATGACGGACAAAAGGTTAAACTAACTAATATCTTAAGAAGATTTAAAATTAAGTCTTCAGTTAAGTCTGGTCTTGACGTTTATTATGAATATGATGTTCAAGCAGGTGATAGACCTGATACTATTGCTGAAAAGTATTATGGGAGTTCAGCACATGCATGGATAGTTCTGCATTTTAATGATATAATCGACCCAATGTTTGATTGGCCATTATTTAATGAAGATTTCAATAACTACATTAAAGGTAAGTATGGAAGTATTCCATCTTCTAAAGCAACAACTCATGAATACAGACAAGTATTAAGTGAAGCAAAAGTATTAAACAACGGGACACGTATTCCTAAGAGATGGGTGGTAATAGACTTAACAACTTATAACACACTTGTTGATGCTGATAAAGAATTAATTACAAAATATGATTATGAAATTGAATTGAATGATGAAAAAAGAAAAATCCAAATCTTAGATAAAAGGTATCTAAATCAACTTCAAGACGAAGTTCGTGATATATTGAGAAATGGTATCTAATGGGTACTAGAGGATATCGTTTTGCAGGCGACGTAGAATTAAAAGAACTTTCGATAATAACAAAAATGAATCGAAAGATAGATATAAAAGGATTATATCTAGAAATAAACATGTATCATGATATCTATGAACATTATGCATATTGTGATATTGTTATTGAAGATTCTATTAATTTAAATGATATGCTTGGTAGTGATGTAGAAAATAGAATTCCTACTGGATTTGCTGGTATGGAATTGCTTGAGGTTGTGTATAGAGAAAGGATTGACCCATCTACTGAGGCAGAAACTCCTTGGATAACTCATCAATTTGCCTTATATGAATTGAGTGATAAGAGTAGGGCAAGCGAATTTGTTGAGACATATATTCTTTCGGGTGTTAGTATTGAAGCATATATTTCAACAAATCACAGAATTAGTAAGGCATATGGTGCTGGCGGAGGAAATACTATTTCTAAGATGATGAAGAGTCTTGTCAAAGAATATGTCCATACTTCCCAGACCGAAAAGGAAATATTTGTTCCCAAGACAGTAACAATAGATGAAACTAACGGTCTACAGAGTTTTGTCATTCCATCATTAACTGTTGATGACGCAATTGAATTTCTTTCTGATGAGGCAGATTCCCCAGACCACTATCCCTTTTACCGTTTCTATGAAGACGCAAAAGGTTTTAATTTTAGAAATATGGGTGATTTAATAAATCAGCCACCATCAGCAACATATTTTCATTTTATTGCAAATATCAGTAATGATTCTCCTGATGTTGACACACAAGACCAATTTAAAATAATTTCTTATAATGTTGAGAAAACATCAAACCTCTTAGAGAATGCTAGAGGTGGTTTATTTAAAGCAAAGACTATCAATTTAGATATATTAAAGAAGAGTGCAAAGGTTACAAAGTTTGACTATGGAAAAGAAATTGACAATTTCAATACATTACAAGGTGGTATAATCCCTGGAAGTTTTGTCGTAGGTGGTGCAGTAGAAAACCTTTTAACTTCTAGAACTGGTCATGATAATGATTCAAACTTTCAAAAAGAACAACCTTTACCTAAAAGGGTTAATGCATTTTCGAATAGAAAGGCATCATATCAAAGACAAATATTTAATGATATAATTGAATTGACAATTCCAGGAAATACTAAATTGACTGTTGGCAATACAATTTATTTGATATTCAATATACATAATGATGTTGCTAGTGACCAGAACAAAATTGACAAATTTCTAACGGGAAGATATTTAATAACAAAAGTAAGACAAAAAATAACTGGAAATGTATTCACAACAATGTTAGAATGTAGTAAGGATACAGGATTAATTTAAACAAGGAGATATATTATGCAATTACTAAGAAATGACAACGAACCACAATTTCTACAAGAGATAAAAGAACCAACTCACGAAGAACCAATTTACAGTACTATGACTAAAAAGGCAATTGTCAAGTATGGTAAAGCAAATGGTGTGAATTTAGACCCTAAAAGAACTAAGCAGCAGTTAATTCAAGAATTGATGCAAGCAATGTAATGAGAAAATTTATAGGTAGGGATGGATTTAAATGGTTCGTTGGTGTCGTAGAAGACCGCAACGACCCAATCAAACTCGGACGTGTTCGTGTACGTGCATTCGGGTGGCACACTGACGACAAGGATGCGATTCCTACTAAAGAATTGCCTTGGGCAATTCCTATTAATAGTATTGACTCTGCTTCTACAAGTGGAGTTGGTAAATCCCCAACTGGTATTGTTGAGGGTAGTTGGGTGTTCGGGTTCTTCTTAGATGGAGATCGTGCTCAAGAACCTGCCATTATGGGTACTATCGCCAGTATGCCGTCTGAGAAGTCCAAGGCTGGTGAAGGTTTCAACGATCCGACTGGAAAATTCCCAAGATATACTAATGAGAGTGATGTAAACAGATTGGCGAGAGGAGAGAACACAAGAGTCCATATAACAGACAAGGTTATTGGCGAACCAGAACAACCATTCAAAGCAGTATATCCACACAATCATGTAATGGAAACTGAATCTGGTCACATCAAAGAATATGATGACACTAAAGACTTTGAAAGGATTAGAGAGTTACACAGAAGTGGAACTGGGTATGAAATTCATCCAACGGGCGATAAAGTAGAACATATCGTTAGAGACAATTATAAAATTGTTGCTGGTAAAGACAGTGTACATATATCGGGAGATGTTAAAGTTGTTATTAATGGTAATGCAAATATATCTGTTGATGGAAATTTCAGAGCAGACATAGGTGGTACTTGCGATATTGTTAGTAAAGGTAATATGAAATTTATCGCACCAAGAATAGACTGGAACTAAATTATGCCAGGAGGATGTAGAAACTTAGACTTACTAGCAACTGGTCATGGTTGTGATGCAACTTCAACTGCATTATCAACGCAATCTCAAGTATATATTAACGGACTCCTAGTAGTTCGTAAGGGAGATCCAGTATCACCACACACAAGACCGTTTGGTTTTTGGTGTGTCCCCCACACATCATTCGTTAATCAAGGTTCTCCTAATGTATATCTTAATGGAATTAAAGTAGCACGAATCGGAGACTCTGCAGACGAGGGGGCAATGGTAAGAGGTTCTACAAATGTATTCTTAAATGAAGCACATCTAACAAGGAATACAATTAGGTTTGATGGAGTTGGGAAAATTGGGTCTGACGCAGGACGACAATTCACCAAACTATTAAATACAGTTGAAAAGAACGAAGGAAAAGCATATGACGGAGTTTGTTGTTCATATGGAGAAATTCCTACTACACCAACTAGAGCAGAAGTTGAAGAGGTTATATCATATGTGTGGGGATGTAATTTTATATTAATGTCAGACTTACCAAAACACGAAGACTTGACTGGAATTAATGATTTAATTAAGGAAAACCTTTCTGATTTAGCAGAAGATGGGTTTTCCCCAATCGGTTTTTGGTTTAATTTCCCTTCTCCTAATTCCCAATGGTTATATTATGAGACTGGTACATTAGATGAATTAAAAACTAAATTTATTAAAGAAATGGTTTCATTGTTTATTTTAAACAAAACAAATTTCAAAGAATTATTAGACAAACCCCAAAAGTTTTTCTTTGGAGGACAATCAAGTCCAATATTCATCTCATCCTATACTAAAGCATTCGATTACTTTAGTGGAACATTTGGAAAAAGTTATGTAACACCTGGCGGATCGTATAATCGTAGATATGATAGATTTTCAATAATTATGGGAAATGATCCAACTTTTGCAACTAAAAAGTTGGAAGAGGTTGGGAGAAATAGCAAACTGCCATTGACCATTGAAGATGGTAATTGGGGAGTAACTCCCCCAAGCACTGGTAAATGGGAAAGAATCTACATGGGACATGAAGGTAAAATACAGAGGGATATTTGGACAATAGAACAAGCAGATAATGTAATACACGAAACTACACATAAACTATTTGCCGATGCGGATCAATACGATATTGAATCCATCGCTGGTGAAACACTAAAAAGGATTCACAAACTTTCTTCTTCAAAAAAAGTCAATGGTCAGTATTGGTTTTCTGGGTTACAATTATACAATTTAGGTTGGACTGAATCTACTGATGATATAATTGGATCTTGGTTAGACATTTTCCATTCATTCGAAAACGAATTCCTAGCAAGATTTTCTGGTCAAATGATGAGTGGTTCATGTCTTCATGCTAAAGATGTTTTAAAAAAGGTTCCAGGTTTAATAACTGGTGCTGACCCAATCTTAACAGAAAAACAAATAGAGGATCTGGATGATTGGTTCTTCAAAATACACGGATTAGATAAACGAGTTGTTCGGGTAGAACCAAAGAGTGGAGAAGAATTAGTAGATCCTAATGTTACATTAGCAGGATGTTATACATCATTGGCATTAGATTTAACTCCAGACCAAGAAAAAAAATTAAACCTAACAAAAAGACAAATATTAAAAATCCATATCCGTAAATTCTATAAAAATATTGCTGTTGTAGGAGACCCGATATTTGATAATTATTTAAAAACATTTGGATATGCAGATGCTGCGGATTTAAAAGTCAAAAAAGGATCCGAAATATACCCTAATAGAGAATTATTTGAAAAAGATTTTAATGACTTTGTTGAGAATTCTGTTAATTTATTACCAGATGATGCGAATATTCTAGATAACCCAAATTTCTATTTACCTATTACAGCAAGTCAACCTCCTATGCTGGCGGGGAAGTATTTACTTGGTGTTGGTGGTGAGATTCAACCTGCGGCAGTAGCAGAATTTCCAGGTCTTGCTGTTGATACGATGCTGGTTGAATTTGGCGAAATCCATTCGCCAGACAAGGCATCTGATGTGTTAAGGACATCAATTCATGAATATAGTCACACAATATGGGACGTAAGAGACGACTCATATAAAAATTATAATGTTCCATATGATGCTGATATTCCATATAAAGACCGTGACCCATTCAACATAAGAAATAAAAGTTATGTTGTGATACCATATGAGTATGGTCCGTTTCAAGGTTGGGACCTCCCATCAAATAAATATTATGTAAAAAATTTACAAACATTATATAAAGGTGACAAAGGTTTATATGGTCCGTTTAGTGATATGGACGGTTATGCATCATTAAGTTTAATTTCTGAAACGGTGGTTAGAGTTAGGTCTGCAGCAGGAACTAGAAGTAATCATAGTAGTTTAGATGATATGTTTTCACCAGAAGACCAGAAGAAATTATTCCAACCAAAGTTTATCAAGTTATTAAATAAATTAGGATGGCCTTAACTCAAAGAGTATAAATATATTAATAATAATTTTTATAATAAAGGAAGGGCAGCATGAATAATCATGACAACATAGTAAACTTATTTGAAACATATCAAACTGAAAATGAGAAGTTTGAAAACGGAAACAAGTCTGCTGGTACACGTGCTAGAAAGGCATTAAGCGAAATCACTAAGACTTGTAAAGAACGAAGAAAAGAAATTCAAGAAATGAAGAATAATGGCTGAAATTAAAAGAGAAGTTTTTAGTGATTTGGATTTAGCATTTATTGCTCATCCTATGACTGGGAACGTCGGACGAAAAATAAACAGAGATGCTGTAAAGCAATCTGTCAAATCATTAATATCAACTGATTATTTTGAACGTCCATTCAAATCTGATATTGGATGTAGTATTCGATATTTCTTATTTGAACTATTTACCCCACCTGTCAAACAACAGATGGAAAGAGCAATTAGAGAAGTCATTAGAAATTATGAACCACGTGCTAGTGTGATTGAAGTTTTGGTTGAAGACAGACCAGAGTTTCATGCATTATCAATTAGTGTGGCTTTTATGATTTTAAATGACCCAAACCCAGTTATACTAGATGTTATTCTAGAACGAGTAAGATAATATGGCAACAGCAAATACATACCTACAAGTAAGTGAATTAGACTTTGATGAGATTAGAACTAATCTAAAATCATATCTAAGTACACAAAATCAATTCGCCGACTACAACTTTGAGGGATCTGCCATGGCAGTTCTGCTTGATGTTTTAGCATACAATACTCATTATAATGCATATTACTTAAATATGGTTGCTAATGAGATGTTCTTAGACACTGCCCAACAAAGGGATTCAGTTGTATCTAGATCTAAGGAATTGGGATATATTCCTGTTTCTTCAATCGGTGCTACTGCTGTTGTTAATTTAGTATTCAATGGAGTGGCAAATACCATTAATCAGTTCACTATTCCGGCTGCTTCAAAGTTCTCAACTACGATTGATGATATTACTTATTCGTATGTCACAACTGGTGCGACTAAAGTAATTAATAATGCTAATACCTATTCTACAAATGTTACTCTTAAGGAAGGAAACTACTTAACACATGCATTCACAGTAGATTCTAGCAATCCAATCAGATATATTCTACCGAATAAAGATATTGATACATCAAGTATCACGGTAAATGTTCAAGGATCTGTTAGTGACACAACTAAGAGTGAATATACAAGACTATCTAACATCAGAGAGATATTCTCAACTTCTACAATTTATTCTATTGAAGAATCTGCAGATGAGAAGTATGAAATTATTTTCGGTGATGGTGTATTAGGAAAACCTGTTAAGAGTGGTAACATTGTTATTGTATCATACCTAGTTAATAATGGTGAAGATACTAATGGTGCTGATACATTCTCGATTGACACATTAAATGTTGGAGTAGTATATTCAAGTGCTTCTATATCTACTGTAACTAAAGCAAGTGGTGGTCGTCCTAAAGAATCTATTGAGAGTATTAAATATAATGCTCCTAGAAACTATCAGACACAAAACCGTGCCGTTATTGATAATGACTATCAAAGAATTATCCTTTCTGAGAATTCAGATCTACAATCAGTAATTGCCTTTGGTGGTGAGCAAGCAACTCCTCCAGTTTATGGTAAAGTATATATTGCTGTTAAACCATTTGATGAAAGGTTTGCTACTAACGCACGTAAGATTCAGATTAAAGAAGGAATTTCAGATAGAGTTCCATTAGCAATCGACCCAGTTATTATTGATGCAGATTACACTTATGTTATACCTACTATCAAAACCTATTATGACTTAACATCAACTACGGAAACTTCTACTGCTATTGAACAGAAGATTCGTGATGTTGTTACATCTTTCTCAACTAATAACCTAGAAAGATTTGGTAATCGTTTAAGGTTCTCTAGATTTGTGAGGGAATTAGATAATACTGCTAATGGTTATATTTTAAATAACGATGTGTCAATCAAATTAGAAAAACGTTTTGTCCCTGACTTCGGTAAGAAACAAACAATATCACTAGACTATAATAATGCTATTAGAAAAGGCACATTAGATTCTACTGAATTTACATATAAAGGGTTTTCATCATATTTAGATGATGATGGTGTTGGTAATATTAATGCATATCGTTTCAACGATGCTAAAGAAAAGGTGAACATCAGTAGCAATATTGGAACAATAAATTATGACACTGGTGCTGTATTAATTATTGGATTATCACCAACTGCTGTTTCTGATTTAGAATTAAAAGTTTCTGTTGTTCCTGAGAGACTTGATGTTGTCCCAGTAAGGGAACAAATATTATTAATGGAATCAGGTGATGCTAATATTACAACTATTGGCGAGAACACCTAATGTCTGTATCGAATAAGATATCCACACTTGTAAAGAATCAATTCCCTGACTTCTACAAGGAAGACGGTGAAAACTTCTTAGCATTCATAGAAGCATATTATGAATATATGGAGCAGTCTGGTAAACTAACTGATGGTATCCAAAACCTACAAGATTATAGGGATATTGACAGAACGTTAGATGAGTATATTGAATATTTTAGAAAGGACTTATTACCATCTATCCCTGCAAGTACTGTTGCTGATAAAAGGTTATTAGCAAAAGCAATTAAGTTCTTCAACCAATCTAGAGGAACACTTGCTTCTTATAAGTTATTATTCCGTTCAATCTATAATGAAGATGTAGAGTTAAGTTATCCTGCTGACCAGATACTTAAAGTATCTGATGGTGATTATAGAATTGACAGATACCTTATATCTAGTTATGATGATAAGACATACAAATTTATTGGTAAGACTATTAAAGGAACAAGCTCTGGTGCTGAAGCATTGGTCGAGGATGTTGTACGTAGGATTATTAATGGCAGGGATATTATGCAAATCCTTGTATCAAATATTAAAGGTACGTTTAACAATCTAGAACCTATAAAATTATTATCATCTATTGCTGGTGGTGGTCATGCACCTATTGTTGAAGCAGGAATTAGTACTGCAACAATCGCATCTCCAGGTGGCGAGTATGCTGCTGGTGATATTATTAAATTAATTTCTAGTGATGTCGGCGACTTCGGTAAAGTAGTTGTTACTGACACAAAAGATTTGGGCGGAACACTTACATTCTCCCTAATTGATGGTGGATCTGGTTACACTCCATCAACTCAACCTGGAGGTTCAGTAATTACAGTATTGGGTGGTGATGGATCTTCTCCTGCCAGTTTCCAAGTTAGTGGTAGTGATATTGGTGATACTTTTGCTGTTACATTAAATACTAACTTCGTAGTCAGTAATAACATATTTGGGTCACTTGCTCCAATAGTAGCAGGTTATGGATTAACATCTACTTTTGCAAACACACCATTAAGTAGTCCAGACTTCGGATTTCCTGAGATCGGAGAAGAAGTAACTCAAACAAATTATAGAGATAATAGAAATGCTATATTTAATATAGCAAATACTCAAACTATTAAAGTTGGCGACTCATTATATTCTGCTAACAACTCAGCAAACGCAACCGTATTAAGTGTTGTGAGTACGGCAGCAGGTAATACAGCAGTTCGTGTTGATGGTTATAAAAACTTTACAACTGGTCATACTATCCGTTCACGTTATGCTAACTCATCTGGTAATACGGTAGGAACTTCTATTTCATTCCAAAGTAATACAGTTGGTTATCACGTTTTACAAATGGGTAATAATGCAGGTACAACTGTTTCTGAGGGTGATGAATTAGTTGGGGCAGTATCTGGAACATTTGGTGTTGTTAAGAATGTTGTGGCCATTGCGAATGGATATACTGCTGGTGTTGGTGGTGCTGATGATAGAACGTTATTACATCTTGTCGTAACAGCAAATACAACTGCGAATTTATCTAGTCAATTTGATAATGGACCATTAAAACCTTTTGTTCAAAACGAAGGATTGAGAGTAGTTGGTTCAGTAACAAATATTGGAAATACAGCAAATGATACTGCCAATACATCAATTGAAAATATCCACACTAAGTTAAGTGACTCATTCTTATTCTCAGCAGAAACTATTGGTTCAATTGATAAAATATCATTAGTCATCGGTGGTGCTGGTTATTCTATGGCACCCTACGTGAAAGTTAAAGAAAATGATATTGCGTCATTAGGTATTGGAGAAGCATACATCACAGTACAAAGTAATAATATCAATTGGGGAACTGGCAATTCGAGTTTCACTAAACTAGACACCAATGATAAAATTGTACAATCGACTACTGGTGCGACTGGTCATATTAAATCGGGTCATGCTCCAAATCAAAACATTAAAGTCACATCACATGCTAATGGTATTTATGAAATGACTGTCAGGGTATGGCAAGATATGTTACAAAGAACTCCAGGTGGAATTTCCTTTGCTAACAATTCAACTGTCAGTTTAAAATCTTACAACTCATCATTCACTCCTGGACTAGAGGCAGATACTAGGCCTGTTATTGACACTGGTACTGCTAAAATAGTATTAGTTAAAGATGAAGGAGTTCTTGGTGATAATTCTATATTCAAATCTGGCGTGGGTGCGAATGGTACGATTACTGGATTGAAAGTTATAGATTCTGGTTATGCTTATAAAGATGCAGAACGTGTTACAATGGCAGCAACTACAAGACATCTTGCTACAAGTGCTGAAGTAATACTTGGGTTAGGTGGCGTTGCTAATTCTGAAGGATATTATGCTACTACAAGAAGTCATATTTCTTCTTCTCGTGGATATATACAAGATAGTAAATACTATCAAGAATATTCATATGAGATAATCTCAGCAATTTCCCTTGATAGATACAAGGATTATGCATTAAAACTTGTTCATCCTGCTGGTCAAGCATTGTTTGGTAAATTCCGTTTACAAAGTAATGCTTTTGTTAATATTACTGCGACTACCCAAAACAAGAAACGTTCTCAATCCAATGGTACAATTAGTATAAATAATGGAAGTTACACTATAACTGGTGTTGGGACTTCATTCTTATCAGAATTTGCTAATAATGATACAATTGTGGTTGAATATTTACCAAAATCGTTCTATTCAATCCCACTAAATATAGTATCGAGTAATACTTCTGCTAACGTGAAAATAGCATGGGCAAATACTAATTTGTCAAGTGCCAATACATACTATATAACTGGAAACATTTAATGCCAACTTATACATACGCAACGAAAGAACTATCAATTAATAATGCTAAGGCATTCGTGCACTCATTGAATTCTGAAGAAGATGGCAGAAACACAAAGAAGTCTACAATCCTTTATTGCGTTCTTGGTAGATCTAATGCTTGGACATCAGATCCAACTCCAGATAGTGTTCAAGATAAAGACCAATATTTAAGATATAGTATTCATAGAGAATTTATTGGTGCTAAAAAAATCTTTAATTCCGGATGTAGTCATATTGCTACTAGATATGACTGGACTTCTGGTACTGTATATTCTATGTATAGAGATACAGATGAAGATGTCTATGAACGTGCTACTTGGGTGATGACAGATGAATATAATGTGTATAAGTGTTTATACAATAA